TTAATCATCTATAGTTTCTAAAATATCTTCCAAATGGCAATGAAGCGTTTCACAGATTTTTAGAAGGACATCTGTCGTAATGTTGCCGCCCTTGCCAAGTTTTGCAATTGTTGATGAGCTGATTTTTGCAGCGTTTTGCAAATCAGCCCTGTTCATGTTTTTATCTATTAGTAGTTTCCATAGTCGGCTATAGAGTATCTTTATTACTTTCGTTTCTTTCATTTAGTGTTTATGCATCATCATGTTATAATGCTGACTTTGGTTCATGAGGGTGAAGATCATCTTAAACGTTTCTTTAGCTTGCTTGTGATCCATGCAGTCATCTATATAGTTGATGCCATCTGTTATAGAAGCGGTTGCTTTTGTCTGTATATAAGAAAGCATGGCTGATGCTAATTGATAGCATGTGTAATCTTCTGTGCCATTTTCATCAATTTTAATGAACTTTTCTTTATTCCGCTCTAAGATTACGTCTCTTAATGTAGTGCCGCTATAGCCACATAATTGTAAGAAATAATACTCCAAAATTCTTCTGATAACGTTCATAAGGGGGATAGTTGATTCTAATATTTTGTATTCTTCCCAGAGTGCGGAGTAAGTATTTTGTACTGGGTTATAGTTCATCTTTTCAGATGGAATCTCAGGATTTTGTCTTTCACAAAGGCGAATTGATGACCTATTATCGTGTTTGGTCACAAGATAAAAATTAACGAATGGGTAGTCTTTTACTCGGTCATAGGATATTTCCCTATGAAAATAGGTGTTATGAGTCAGTATAAACAGCTGTTTAATGTATCTTTCTTTTATACCACTGTCTGTAGCTTGAACATTGTTTTCACAGATGCAGATCATTTCACGGATTAATGCACCGACTATAAATAGGGTACTGCTGTCCATACTGGAAACCGGATCGTCTATTACTACAATTTTATTTGTGTTTTTCTTGTCAGGTGAATCATTGCCTTTAACTTGGTGATAGAAGTAGAGGAAGGCTATAAAATTTTTTTCCCCTTCACTGAGATTGGTGGCAATAGAGCCGTCATTACGAATGACTTCATAGACGTTTGAAGTGCTGGTTTTTTCTCGTAGATAGAACCCTTGAAAACCGGAATCTTTTAATAATTGATTTATACTTTCAACGGAATCTCTGGTGTTCACTGTGTTTTTTAGTTGTTCGGCAATTTTCTTATCTATATTTTTCATTTCTGACGCATTAGTCCGGATTTGTTTATTAGTTTGTTCTATTTCTTTTGTAATAGTAGCAACAGTTGTTTTATAATCTTTTATTTCATCTTTTAGAGTATGGGATATGAGCTCCCATACTTGTTTTTTGCATTTTTGCTGTTTATCCGGTTTGGTTGAAACGATCGTGTTATGTTCGTCTATTAATTTGTTGAACTTTTTTATTAGTTCGGATATTTCATCAAGTAAAGGTTTTGTTGCTTCCGCTTCGTAGGTTATGGCATAGTCCTGTTGTTTTTTTGTAATGAGTTCAAGATTACTGGAAATAATACCTTTTAATGCAGTTAGTTTGTTTTTATAGGTAGAAATTTCTTCTTCTGAAATATTGGATTTCGGAATTTGGGATATTGGTTCGAAGATATTGTTTGCTGCGTCTTTATATTGGCTTTTTAAGGCTGTAATCGCATGGGTTTCCTTCTCAAATTGTTCATCAAAGCAAGCCTTGATGTTATCTTCAAAATTATCGGGGAGTTTCTGTTGACAAAAAGGACATTTACCTTCGGACACATTGTGGTAATGTTCCATTCCTTGTTTTACCCAAGCGGTACTGTTCATTGCTTTAATAAAGGCGGCAAATGGCGTATCGGAACTGCTTATAATCTTTTTTTCAAGTAAATTAAGATTCTCAATACTATCTAAAACGGCTGTATTTTCGATAATGGCGAATTTTTGAAAGGTTACAGCAGTTGTAGAATACGCAGTGTCATACAGATTTTTTAGTTGGGAAAAATCATGATTAACGGGAATATGTTCTTTGAGTACTTCGGATGAGAAAGGGAGTTTTCTTTGTTTTCCTATAATTGTTTGTTTGAAAGTGTTTCTAATGGTTTGAGTTTTAGACCAGCATTTTTCTTGGAAAAGCTCTTCTTTCTTACGCAATTCGGCTTCTTTAGTATTGTGGGTTGTTAATAAGCCGGTATTTATTTTTTGCAGTTCCTCTTTCTTTTTCATTAATAAATCAATTTGGTTTTGGATTTGAATGTTTTCTTCGTTGAATGTGAAAACTCCCGGTAAATTGGCATAATGTGCAAGATTGGATTTAATATACTCGGCGTTATAAACCAGCATTTGGTAATCCCGTGGGGGCTGGTTGCCGCATTCCATAATTTCGGCGTTAGTTTTAAGAGTTTGTGCAATGGTAGATTTTCCGGAGCCGTTATTTCCATAGAAAAAATTAATAAAAGTAGGCGTGATCGTTACAGGGTTTAGGCTATATGTAGCATTATTAATACATAGCGATTTAATTATTGCGGGTATTTTTTTCATAAAGACACCTCTTAAAAAATATCATCCTTAAAATCTATTTTTGCTTCTGTTAATTCTTCAATGAGATTGACAGGTTTAATAGCCCAATGCGTATGATTGAGTTCGGTTATAGCTAAATCCATGTTTTGGATACCTAAATCAAGAGCAATTTCACTAATCTTTTTTAGTGGGATTGTTTTTTTTTCCTCAAATTTGCATTTCAGAACAATATCGCATGAATCTTTTCTAATTTTTTCTATTATGCCGACGTACCCATATTGATCGTCTGAAGCTTTGCCATAATACCCTGTGGCTTCAGGTACTACAAGAATGGGGAATCGCTGAATTTCTTTAATTGCATAAATGGATAAAGAGGCATACTTGTCTCGTAATTCATCTTCTGTGTAAAAGTCGTTTATAGCTCTTTTCTTATCTACTTTTACAAAAACACTGTCAATAACAGAACTGCCTACAACAAGATTATAGTAATCACATATTAAACCATCAGTAGGCATAGCTATTCCTTTATCTAAAGTAGGGGCTGTTTGTGGGTTTATAATCACATTCATAGTATCTACTTTTTTTACATTGTAGAGTTTTTCAGCTTGTTGGTTTATTTCTCTTGTGGCAGGTAGTTTATTAGTGATGATTTTTTCTAATTTATTTCCCATACAGACACCTCTAATCTAAATGATCTACATGTTCTATGTTGTAGATTTTATCTGCATACTGATTGACAATTTTAGGGTTGTTAATAGTCTGGGTTATTTGTTTAGGTGCCTGTTTTTCCTCATTGCTTATATCATCAGCTTCAACGACAGGTATATCTGTCTCGGGGTTAAAAATTTCGCTATCTTCTTTCATGTCTGGAGTTTTACTACATTCAGTCGCTTTTTCTTCATTATAAACAGGTGTTTCAAATCTTGTAATCTCGATATTTTGAGTAATTGTTGTGCCTATATTCTCATTAATAAATTTCCATTTACTGTTGGTGCAGCTTTGTTTGTACCATGCTTCAAATGTTAATCTACCTAATTTATTATTTGTTTTGTTTATCAAAATATAATCCCATATGCTAACTAGAAAAAATTCCAAATTAATGTGAGTGACTGTTTGCAGTTGCTCCTTTTTTAGTTTGGTTTGGGAATTAATACTAAATTCTGCATCTGAGCTAATGGAGGTATCTTTAATAATTGTTTCTAATATCGCTTTAATTAACCATTGCATTTTACGTTCAGCGAGGAAATAATCGGTCAGGTTCTTCATTTGTTGATATATGTGAAAATCATTTGACATGACTCTATTGTGAAACGCTTTAATCGAAACCTCGTCGCCTTGAGGAGTGTATGAGGATTTATATGTTGTGCACCGCTTGTAATTACTGGTACTTGTTTTGACGGATTTATCATATTGAGAAACATCTTCGCCAGTTATAACTTTTAGCAGTGCTTTCATTAAATTTGAGTCGCTACACTCATCTTTATATCCGCTTGTTCTGGATCGGGCGGATTTTTTTATTTTGGTGGCTTCAACCATGAGATTAAATAAAATACCACCACTTAGATAAGGAATACTCACTGGAATGCTTTCTTTTGAAGTCATCTTAAACAACCCCCTTTTTGAAAAAACTTAACTGTTTTCGTCCTTATTAACACCTTTTTCGATTGCGTTTAACTCTATTAACTATAGGCTAGAGATTGAAAGATACGAGGCATGAAAATCGTTAAAGACTTTTATACATATTCTACCAAAAAAGTTTTATTTTTAATAGGCAGAACTAAAGGAAAAAGAGGCGTATCGAAAGTCTTTTGATGCAAAAGCGTTCTTGTTCTTTTCAAACTTGAGGCATCAGCCTCAAATAGTCTACACGAATATGTCTCTTGATCAAAGACTGATTCGGTATTCGTGTAGAAAAACTAAATAAGTACAGCGGTCTTACCGAATAAGGCAGCTGCAAGTCAAGATGAAGGAATTCTTCATTCTAGCTTGTGGTGTTTTGTTATGCCTTATTTGAGCTGAATTTAAGAAATTCCTTCATCGGAAATCGAATGGAGGAATTTTTTTATGAGAATTCAAGTTCGCTACGAGAAGCACTTTATAACATTTGAATTGTCCGCAGATGAAATTAGAAATTGGCTTAATATAGCCTTTCTTCCTGATGACACGGAAGAAAAATTTCGGGTAAGGGCACAAGCATTGGTGGATGAAAAGTATAACCGTCCGGAATACAACGTCATGCATAAACAGGAGCGACATAAAGGGGTTATTGAGCCCGTCAAGGATGAAAATGGTGAAGAAATAGGGGAATTTGAACTACGTATAAGAGATGTTAGGGATTCTTCTATATTCTTTAAAGATGAAATTGATAGGGAGAAAGCTGCAGGGTATGAGGCTGTAGAAGGGTTCGTTTATGCCGTTTTAAAGCCCGATGTAGCGGAGCTTTTTATGGACGTTGATATTAATTGTATTCCGATTAATGAAAAAGCCGCATCCATGATTAATCGCGATGAATTTGAAACGGAAGAGGAGTATCAAAAGGCGGTGGCACGGATGGCTAATAACATTACGCAAAAAATTAAACGCGCCAAACAAAAATTGAAAAAAAATATTTCAAAGGCGTCAGATTACGGTATTTGCTACGGCTACCAAGTAGGAGGACAAAATTCCTCCAATAAAAATTAGGAGGTCAAATAGATGACTATTGAAGAAAGAATCGCCTACTTGGAGACGATGGATAAAGTAAGAGACCAGCAAATAAAAGAACTTCAAGTGGCAGTAGAAGAACTAAGTGGATGTGTGAACGGAGGTATTAATCATGAAAGCAATGATTCCAATGAATAATTACGGCATTATGGCTGACAAGAACAACACCGCCAGAGTAGACAGCCGATTTATCGCACAGTTCTTTGAAAGGAAGCACTTTCATGTACTCAGAGACATTCAAAAAGTCACTGACACCAATTCTGGATTGAGTGAAGAATTTACTGAATTCAACTTTGAGCTCAGTAGTTATAAGGATTCAACAGGCAGAAAGCTTCCGTGCTACTTGCTAACGAGAGATGGATTCACCATTTTAGCAATGGGCTATACAGGTCCTAAAGCGATGAAGTTCAAGGAACTCTATATTAAGCAGTTCAATAAGATGGAAGATTTCATAATAACCCTTGTGTCTGCAAGAGAGATGTTTCCGGTTCTTACAGAAAATATAAGTCTTGTTTATGATCACCCGAAAGCTTATCACTACAGTAATGAGTGCGACATGATCAACCGTCTTGTTTTGGGGATGCCTGCAAAACAAGTAAGAGAAACAAATGGTCTTGAGAAAGGGCAAAGCATACGTCCTTATCTAACATCAGGGCAAATGTATCTCATTGATCGTTTGCAGAAAATTGATGCAGGTCTTCTTATCTCAACACCGGATTTCCAAGCTAGAAAACGCCAGCTTGAATGGTATTTAACCAAGATAGATAAGGAGGCTAAAGATGAGTAAGTCTTATAAAAAACATTTAGAAACAACCCCGAATTTTAAGCCTATAGTCTACATTTGCGCCCCCTATCGCGGGGAGAAGGAAAAAAATGTGCAACGCGCTGTCCGGTATGCCGATTATGCCTACCGGCACGGCGCAATCCCCATAACCCCGCATTTGCTTTTTCCTTTCATGACGGATAGCAAGCAAAAGCATCGTGAAGATGCACTGTTTATGGATATCGTTCTTTTGGGCAAATGTAATGAATTGTGGGTGTTCGGGGAAACAATTACAGACGGTATGCGTACGGAAATCGGAGTGGCCGAAAGACGGAGACAGCCGATTAAGTATTTTACGGATAAAGAGTTGGAGGCGATGGTAGATGCGTGATTTGGCGGTAGCTTACGGAAATAGCCGTAGGGCGAAACAATGGGTGAATAAAACCATCCGTTACGAGGATTTAAAAGCACGGCTAAAGGTACCCGTTCGCACAACGGAGTCGGCGGAGGAGTATGCAAAAATGGGAAAAGACGATCGGGAGGTTGCAAAAGACCATGGCGGATTTGTTGCGGGAATTTTAGCGCATGGCAGACGGAAAGTCGACTGCGTTGAATCCCGTTCCATGCTTGCCTTGGACGGGGACCATATTGCTAAAGATTTTATAGCCAAGTATGAAACGATTGCACCGTATACCTCTTTCCTGTATACGACCCATAGTCATACGCCGGATAAACCGAGAGTCAGAATTGTGTTTCCGTTAACACGGGACGTAACACCGGAAGAATTTGTGGCGGTATCAAGGTATTTAGCGGCTATGCTGGGGATTGATCAATTTGACGAATGCTCGTACCTGCCGAATCAACTCATGTATTGGCCGTCTACGCCGCGTAACGGCATATTTGAATATAAAGAAGTGGAAAAAGAGCCGCTTAATCCGGATACGGTTCTTTCCGAGCATCCGGAGTGGACGGATCCGACCCGGCTTCCGACATCCTCCCGGGAAAGTAACGTCAATCGGGTACAACGGCGGAACGTGCAGGATCCGCTTACGAAAAACGGCGCGGTAGACCTGTTTAATCGTACGTTTTACCCGATAACTATAGCGTTGGAAAGGTTTCTGTCGGACGTGTATGAGCCGACAGATAATGCAAACCGCTGGCATTTGATATCCTCACACAGTGTGGCGGGAGTGGAAGTTATTGAAGATAAATTCGTTTATTCCCATCACGCTAAAGATCCCGCATATCTTACCTTGTGTAATGCTTTTGATATCGTCCGCAGGCATAAATTTATAGGTATGGAGGATAAAGAATCCTTTAAGAAAATGACCGAATTTACCATGAGTCTTGACGAGGTAAAACGCAAAGCGGCAAACGAGCGTTTTGAGGAGGCGGAAACGGAGTTTACAGACGAGGAGGAGTGGCAGAAACAACTGCGGTATACAGCGAAGGGAGCGGTGTTGGAAAATTCGTTGTATAACGTAAAGCTTATCATACAAAACGATCCGCAGCTTAAAAGTATCGTCTTTAATCAACTGGCCGACGGTCTTGAAATTAAAGGTGATGTGCCGTGGCGGCATACGGGGAAGTTTTGGCGGGATGCCGACGATGCGCAGTTGATTTGTTATATAGATGACCATTACGGCACGTTCTCGCAACGGAACTACGATATTGCGATTACTAAAGTGACGGACGACAGAAGCTATCATCCGATCCGACGCTACTTTGACCAGTTGCCCCCGTGGGACGGCATTAAACGGGTGGATACGCTTTTTATCGACTATCTCGGGGCGGAAGATAACGACTACATCCGCGCTGTCTGCAGGAAGACACTGTGCGCCGCGTATATGCGCGTTTACCATCCGGGGATTAAGTTTGATTACTTGCCGGTGTTTAACGGTGCGCAGGGAATCGGCAAATCCACGTTTATCGCCAAACTCGGTATGGATTGGTTTTCAGACAGCCTTACCCTGTCCGATATGAACGACAAGACGGCGGCGGAAAAATTGCAGGGGTATTGGATACATGAAATCAGCGAATTGGCGGGTATGAAAAAAGCCGATATAGATAAAGTAAAAGCGTTTGTTTCACGATGTGACGATAAGTATCGCGCGGCTTTCGGGAAACGGGTTATTCCCCATCCCAGACAATGCGTGTTTTTCGGTACTACGAACGAAGAAAACGGGTATTTACGGGATATTACGGGAAATCGGCGGTTTTGGAATGTGAAAGTATCCGGAAACGGAAAATATAAGCCGTGGGAGATGACGGGAGAAATCGTAGATCAGATTTGGGCGGAAACCATGGTTTTAGCCAAAACGGGGGAAAAACTTCATCTTGATCCCGCGTTGGAAACGCTGGCACGGGAAGAACAGCGTGACGCCATGCAGCAGGACGACCGTGAAGGGCTTGTACGCGCGTATCTGGATATGCTTTTACCGGATATGTGGGATAGTATGGATGTTTACAGGCGGCGAGATTATTTTCGTGATTGGGATGATCCCACCCGTCCTAAAGGCACGGTTAGACGTACGGAGGTATCCAATATTGAAATATGGTGCGAGTGTTTCGGTAAGGCGAAAGAGGATATCAAGCCGTCGGACAGTTATGCCATATCGGCGATTATGAAACGGGTGAAAGAGTGGGAGAAAACCGGAAAACGGGGGTATACCGGACCATATGGGCAACAACGCCTATACACTCGGAAATAGCGGATAACTTCCCTTGGGACAAGTGCCTACAAAGGGTGATAGCTTTACGGTACTTGCCATATAGTTGTCCCGGATGTCACAGGTTGTCCGTTCGTTTTGTGGAGAAATAACGGGAGTTGGACAAATTCGGACAGACAACTTATGAAATACTATATTAGACTAAATAGTTATTTATTATATCAAGCGTGCGCGTAACGCGTATATTCGCGCGTATAGGAATTTTTGGCACTTGTCCGTCATTGTCACAGAGAAGATGTCAATATGGTGTGTAAAAAAAGAACGATATACCGCGAAACGGTGCGGATAAAAAGCGTATGGAAACGATAAAAGAGGCGGGTGATAGGGTTTTGAGAGAAAAAGAAACGGAAAGAAAATTGGTTTGCGCCGTTAAATCTATGGGAGGTATGGCTGTAAAGCTTGTAAGTCCTTCCGTTGACGGCCTGCCGGACAGGCTTATTCTTTTACCGGGAGGCAAGGCGGGATTCGTGGAACTTAAAGCGAAAGGAAAAAAGCCGAGAGCCTTGCAGGTAAAACGCATGAAAGATTTACAGGCGTTAGGGTTTACCGTTTTTGTGGTGGATGATAAAGAGCGGATTGGAGGGGTGTTACATGCAATACAAACCACATGAATATCAAAAATATGCGACCGATTTTATTATTGCCCATCCCGTTTCGGCCATTTTGTTGGAGATGGGGTTAGGTAAGAGTGTTATTACCCTTACGGCTATAAAAAAACTGATGCTGGATTCCTTTGAGGTTTCCCGTACTCTCGTTATTGCCCCGCTTAGGGTGGCAAGTACCACATGGCCCGAAGAAATACGGAAATGGGAGCATTTAAAGCATTTAACCTATTCGGTAGTAACCGGCGGAGAGAAGAAACGATTACAGGCCTTACGGACACCGGCGCATATCTACATCATTAATCGGGAGAATGTGGATTGGTTGGTTACGAAAAGCGGTGTGCCGTTTCACTTTGATATGGTCGTAATAGATGAACTGTCCGGTTTTAAATCCTATCAGGCGAAACGGAGTAAAGCCCTTTTAAAAGTACGACCGAAAGTAAAACGGGTGGTGGGGCTTACGGGCACGCCGTCTTCCAACGGTCTGATGGATTTATGGGCGGAATTCAGAATCCTCGATTTAGGAGAGCGGTTGGGCAGGTATATTACGCAGTATAGAAACACCTATTTTCTTCCGGATAAACGCAATCAGCAGATGATATTTTCCTATAAGCCGAAAGCGGGAGCGGAGGAGGCGATTTATAAAAAGATTGGTGATATTACGATTGCCATGAAAGCCACGGATTATCTTCCTATGCCCGACCGTATTATAAATAAAATTAACATACCCTTGTCGGCTACGGAGCAAAAGCGGTATGATACCTTAAAGCGGGAGATGGCGGTGTCGGTGAAGGGGAAAGAAATAGATGCCGTTAATGCGGCGGCCCTGTCCAATAAACTCCTGCAAATGGCAAGCGGTGCGGTGTACGATGAAGAGAAACGGATGATCCCCGTTCATGACAGAAAGCTGGATGCCTTGGAAGAGGTCATCGAAGGAGCGAACGGTAAACCGGTACTGGTGGCATATTGGTATAAGCATGACCTGGAACGGATTAAGAAACGTTTTACCGTACAGGAGATTAAAACAAAAGAAGATATTGCCGACTGGAATGCAAGAAAAATACCGGTCGCCGTTATTCATCCGGCAGCCGCAGGCCACGGGTTAAACCTTCAAAGCGGCGGGTGTACATTGGTTTGGTTTTCGCTTACGTGGTCTTTGGAGTTGTACGAGCAAACCAACGCAAGGCTATATCGGCAAGGGCAGAAAGAAACCGTAGTCATTCATCACCTGCTGGCTAAAGGGACGATTGATGAAGACGTCATGAACGCATTGGCTCATAAGAATAAGACACAGGCGGCATTGATAGATGCCGTTAAAGCGAATCTGACCATATCTTAAGAATCGGTATAGGAGGAACGAAATGAACGTAAAAGAATACTTGCAACAAGCCTTTTATGTCGATAAAAGGATTACAGGGAAGTTGGAGCAGCTGGATCGATTAAATGCCTTGGCGACCAAAGCGACATCAACGTTGTCGGATATGCCGAAGCGTCCCGGCGGTACAACGACCGGGTTGGAAGATACGGTAGTAAAGATTGTTGCCCTGCAAGAGGAAATCAATCGGGACATTGATGCCCTCGTTGATTTAAAGCGGGATATTGCAAGAGAGATTTTTTCCTTGAGTAACAAAGAAGCACAGACCATTCTTGAAAAAAGATACCTTTGCTTTGAAACGTGGGAGAAGATAGCCGTCGATATGAACCGTTCCATTCAGTATTGCTTTATGGTACATAGGAAGGCGTTAAAAAAGATTAAAGCGGGTCAACGGGTATAGTCTGCACGAAAGAAGTATACGTAAAAAGCCTTGAAGAAATTGTCTTCAAGGCTTTTACAGAATAATTACGTATTAAAATTCGCTAAAATGTATATAGTAATCTGTAGTAATATGTATAGAATTATAGTTCCCGTCTGTGGTACAGTTAGGATAGAACGAGCGTAAGAAAAAGAGAGAGTGGCTGAAAAGCAAATGACCGCTCTATTAAAGCGGCCATTCACTATTATGAAATATGATAAAAAAAGAACTCTTTACCATTATTATACCGAAGGTATCGTCGGAATGTCAATACTAATACAAACCGATAGCCATGCGTTAAAAACGGCATTGTTATCAGCCTGAACGGCGATGTATTAAAATTCATAAAATGTATATAGTAATCTGTATAGAATTATAGTTTTCGACTGTGCTACAGTTAGGATGGAACGAATGTAAGAAAGAGGGTGGGGGATAGAGATGCCGAGAAAGCCGAAACAACCGTGTGCATATCCGAGCTGTCCGCGATTGTCGGAACAAAGATATTGTGAAGAGCATCGTAAAAAAGTAGCGAGCATGTATGACAGATATACACGAGACTCGGTGATACGGAGAAAATATAACGGGCAGTGGCAACGGATCCGAAAACGATATGTAAACGTGCACCCGTTTTGTGAACGATGTTTGGCGCAGGGAAAGCTTACTCCCGTTGCGGAAGTACATCATATCTTACCGCTGGCACGGGGCGGAACGCATGAGGAAGTAAATTTAATGAGTTTATGCCGATCCTGCCATATGATCATTCATAGTCAGTTGGGGGATCGAAATGGAAAGTCGTATTGACCCCGGAGGGGGGAGTGTTATCTCTACATGGTTAACAATTCCAAGCCGAGGCGGGGTCACATGCGCAAAAAAAGCGTAATCAAAGGGGGTATAAAAGAAACGTACCCTACAGACGGAAAGGGAGCGAGGGGATGGCGACCAAATCAAATAACATCGGCGGGCGAGGAGGCAGACGAATCGGAGCGGGAAGAAAGAAAAAAGCCGTTATGGAAAAAGTAAAGGAAGGAAATCCGGGCGGGAGAAAATTAAGTATTCTGGATATACCGGAAATGGAAGGAACGGAGATGCCGCAGCCGCATGAATTTCTGTCGTCTATCCAAAAAGACGGAACGCAGCTGCAAGCCAAGGACATTTTTACGGAAACCTGGCAGTGGCTGCAAACAATAGGGGTCAGTGCCAAAGTACCCGTACCGCTTATTGAACGGTATGCTATGAGCAGTGCTCGCTGGATTCAGTGTGAAGAAGTTACCAGTAAATTGGGGTTTCTGTCTCGTCATCCGACTACGGGCAAACCGATCCCGTCGCCATTTATTAATATCGGGATTAACTATATGAATCAAGCCGTGAGACTGTGGAATGAAATTTTTCAAATCGTAAAAGAAAATTGCACCACCGAATTTGACGGGGCGGCACCTCAAAACGATTTGATGGAACGATTGCTTGTCGCACGAAAAAAACTGTAAAAATAGAACGGCTGTATTGCAGCAGCAAGGGACACTGTCAGTAAAAGAAATGACGGGGTCTTTTTTTTTATGGGAGAAGTGGGGTATATGAAAAATCAGTTGTTACAATATGAATTGCGGGATATAGGGGAGATAATTCCTTACGTCAATAATTCCAGAACGCATTCGGAAGAACAAATCAAAAAAGTGATGGCTTCCATTAAGGAGTTCGGCTTTTTAAATCCGATCCTTATTTCGGAAGATAATGTGGTAACGGCGGGGCATTGCCGTTTGGTTGCGGCACAGCGGCTGGGGTTTAAGAAAGTGCCCTGTATTAAAGAAAACTATTTGACGGCGGCGCAACGAAGAGCGTATGTCATTGCGGATAACAAGTTGGCGCTGGATGCCGGTTGGGATCGGGATTTGTTGAAAATTGAGTTGGAAGAATTGGAAGGCGCCGATTTTAATCTGTCGCTGTTAGGCTTTGAGGACGACGAGCTTGCAGACCTTTTTGAAGGGGGTAAAGAGGTAAAAGAAGATAACTTTGATGTAGAGAAAGAATTACAACAGCCGACTATAAGTAAGGCGGGGGATATATGGCGGTTAGGTCGCCATCGTCTTATTTGCGGAGATGCGACGAAAGAAGAAACCTATCGGGCGTTGTTGGAAGATAAAAAAGTGAATCTGGTTCTTACCGATCCGCCGTATAATGTAAATTACGAAGGGGCGGCGGGTAAGATTAAAAATGATCATTTGGAAGAGGGTGCCTTTTTTCAATTTTTGTTACAGGCCTTTACGAATATTAAACAGGTGATGGCGGATGATGCCTCGATATATGTGTTTCATGCGGATACGGAAGGATTGAATTTCAGAAAAGCCTTTCAGGAGGCGGGGCTGTATTTATCAGGATGCTGCATTTGGAAGAAACCGTCGTTGGTATTGGGCAGAAGTCCGTATCAGTGGCAGCATGAACCTTGTTTGTACGGGTGGAAGAAAAAAGGAAAACATCGTTGGTATGCCGGAAGAAAAGAAACGACCATCTGGGAGTTCGATAAAACCAAGAAAAATACGGAGCATCCTACCATGAAACCGATTCCGCTGCTGGCGTATCCGATAAAGAATTCCAGCATGACGAATGCCCTTATTTTAGACCCGTTCGGAGGGAGCGGCAGTACCCTTATCGCTGCGGAACAAACGGATCGTATTTGCTATATGATGGAGCTTGATGAAAAGTACTGCGATGTGATTGTCAAACGGTATATAGAGCAAGTTGGCAGTGATAAAGAGGTTGGTGTGTATAGAGCCGGCACCACGTATACCTTTAAAGAGGTAAACCGACATGAGCATGAGTAAAACACTCACGCTAGGGAGCCTTTTTGACGGCAGCGGGGGCTTTCCCTTAGGTGGCATGATGGCAGGTATCCAACCTTTATGGGCAAGTGAAATTGAACCCTTTCCTATTAGGGTAACGACTAAAAGATTGCCCGACGTTACTCATTTAGGTGATATTTCTAATTTTAAAGGTGACGAGATAGAGCCGGTTGATATTATTACCTTCGGATCGCCTTGTCAGGATATGTCAATTGCGGGTAAACGGGCAGGTCTTGATGGAGCGCGTTCGAACCTGTTTTATGAAGCTATACGAATTATTAAAGAAATGAGGAGAAAAACGAATGGGCAAAAACCAAGATATATCGTTTGGGAGAATGTCCCGGGAGCATTTTCTTCCAACAAGGGAGCGGACTTCGAGAAAGTCCTTCACGAAATCTGTCGACTTAAAGAACATACGTTTAATGCTACTCGACCTGAAAAATGGAGTAACGCAGGACTTATCTTGGCAGAAGATTTCTCTCTCTCATGGCGGGTACTTGATGCTTCATACTTCGGAGTCCCCCAGAAAAGAAGACGTATCTTTCTTGTCGCAGATTTTAATGGACAACGTGCCCCAAAAATATTATTTGAGCAAGAAAGCCTGTGCGGGGATTTTAATACGTGCCGAAAAACGTGGCAAAGAACTGCCGGAGATGTTGAAACAGGCCCTAGTGAATCAAGCAAACAATACTGTTTAAACGATCAAGGCGGAAGTCGAATGGATGTATATGAAAATAAGACCGGGACAATCACCGCAAGTGTGGGGAATCATCCGCCACTTGTGTTTGAAAATCACGGTCAACATATGCGGGATAAAAGCTCATCGGATACTATTACTACCTTTGGTATCGGCAGTAATAACCAACCGATTGTTTATTCTACCAGTAAGAGTTCTTACCATACGGAGGCAAAAAAGGAAATGGCCAACACACTTGTTGCAAGTGACTATAAAGATCCTCCGGTAGTAAATATGATAGATGAAGATCGGCGTTATGCAGTTAGACGTTTAACACCTAAAGAGTGTGGTAGATTGCAAGGATTTCCCGATATGTGGTGTGAGTATCTTGAAACCGAAAATCCGATAGAAGAAGAGATTATTTTTTGGACAGATGTTTTTGAAACGCATCGCAAACTCGTCACTCATGCGACAAAGCCTAAAAGTCGAAAGCAGATCATCAAATGGCTACAAAATCCATATTCTGATTCAGCTGAATATAAGATGTGGGGAAATGGTGTAGCACTGCCATGTGTGTTTTTTATTATGGAAAGAATAAAATTTTACCATCAAAAATGCTGATAACACTTGATAAATACCTTCTTTAGAGTGATATATATACACAAGGAAAACCCTAAAGGAGGTATATAGATGGAATTACGATATGAACTAAAAGGCGGCATGAGAAAACCGCTTGTTAAAGCCTTGGAAGAAATAACAGGAATAAAAGCACAGTATTTGGGAATGCCGGATATGGCCTATAAAATAGGCACTTTTACGGTCAGTAAAGAAGGAACGGTCAGCGGGGATACGGATGAACGGGTACGGAAAGTTCGGGAGATACTGGCCGATACGTACGGTATACGACTGGCAAAACCGGTACCGGAAGCAGCGGACGGCTTTACCGTAATGCTGCCGAAGGAAAATGCGGATATAGAAAAACTCATACAGATCCTTGACGGGAAAGGGGAATTGATAAAAAAAGCCTTGGGCGTTAGCGACCTTTCCGTTAAAGAAACGGCGGACATGGTGACGTTTCCCTGGTTCGGTACCGTTGATACGATGCATCGGCTAACCTATACCCGGTTTATTAAAGCCTTGGGCAGGTTTAGCCGGGACGCGAAACGGGTACATAAGGTACAGCGTGAAATCGTCAATGAAAAGTATACGTTTCGATGCTTTCTGTTACGACTGGGGTTTATCGGTAAGGAATGGAAGCAGGACCGGCGGATACTTTTGGAACGGCTGGAAGGATCAGCCGCTTTTAGAAACGGGGGAAAAAAGGATGAAACGTCTTTGTGCGGAAAAAATTGAGGCTTTGCGAAAATCCTATCCCGTAGGCACGCGGATTGTATTGGTCCATATGGATGATCCGCAGGCACCGCCGCCGGGAACCGAAGGCCGGGTGACGGGGGTGGATGATATGGGATCTCTGTTGGTTTCATGGGAAAACGGTTCCGGGTTACACCTCCTTTTAGGAGTGGATACGTGGGTAAAAGTCGGTAAAGAGTAGCGGCTTTTAAGGCTATAAAAAACATAAAAATAAGTACATTTTTTCTTCGAAAAGACTTGCTATTATGTGCGTTCAGAGTGATATATATACTAACAAAAGAAATAAAAAACAAAAGAAAAGGAGCAAAAAAAAGATGAAAAAAGAAACTTTAAAGCAATTGGAACTTGAAACGAAGGCATGCAAACACTACGCAGAAAGAGCAAGGGCAAAAGCAAAGGAAGGAAAAATCAGCGCCGCCATTGACCTTTTGGATATTGCGCAAACCGCAAAAACCTGCGCCGACCGGGCCCACGAAGAACTCTGGAAAGTTAAAAACGGCAAGCTTAACGATAAAGAATTCCGGACTTTTGCGGAAGCCGAAACTTTGAACGCCGCCATTCAAAAAGCCTACCAAGCCATCAAAGCGGCAAGAAAATAAGAAAAATCGAACAAAAGAGTTTCAGAGCCTACGGCTCTGTTTCTCGTAGCAATAAAGAAACGGGCGCAGCGGAGGCGTCTTTTTTTATGCCTTAAAAGCCGGAAAGGAGGGAAGGCGGTGGAAACCTATGAAGTCACGAAATTTAAAAAGGAAGATTCAAGTTATAACAAAGACCTGGCGGATTATGCGGTAAGCTTTATCGAATGCTTAACGCATACGAAAGGTACGTGGGCGGGTAAATCTTTTAAGCTGCTACCTTGGCAGGAACAAATTATCCGAGATTTATTCGGCGTGGTTAAACCGAACGGGTATCGTCAGTTTAATACCGCATATATTGAAATTCCGAAGAAGATGGGCAAAAGTGAGCTTGCCGCGGCAGTGGCACTGCTTTTATGCTGCGGGGATAATGAAGAACGGGCGGAAGTGTACGGCTGCGCGGCGGATCGGCAGCAGGCGGCGATTGTTTTTGATGTGGCGGCGGATATGGTGAAAATGTGTCCGGCATTACATCGAAGGGTAAAGATTCTGGCATCCCAAAAACGGATGGTGTACCTTCCCACTAACAGCTTTTATCAAGTGCTGTCGGCGGAAGCGTATTCCAAGCACGGTTTTAATATACACGGGGTCGTGTTTGATGAACTGCATACGCAGCCGAATCGTAAACTGTTTGACGTCATGACCAAAGGCTCGGGCGATGCCCGCATGCAGCCGTTGTATTTTCTTATTACTACGGCAGGTACGGATACGCACAGCATTTGTTATGAAACCCATCAAAAAGCTGTCGATGTCCTCGAGGGAAGAAAGATTGATCATACTTTTTACCCGGTTATTTACGGAGCGGACGAAACGGACGACTGGACGGACCCGAAGGTGTGGAAGAAGGCCAATCCCTCTCTCGGCGTGACCGTACAACTGGAGAAGGTGCAGGCGGCCTTTGAATCGGCCAGACAAAATCCGGGAGAAGAGAACTCCTTTAGGCAGTTACGGTTAAACCAGTGGGTTAAACAATCCGTTCGCTGGATGCCGATGGAAAAGTGGGATAAATGTGCGTTTGCCGTAAACGAGGAGGAACTGGCAGGAAGGGTATGTTATGGAGGGCTTGATTTATCCGGTACGATTGACCTTACCGCTTTTGTCCTGGTATTTCCGCCGGTAGACCAAACGGATAAATATCAAATTTTACCCTATTTTTGGATACCGGAAGAAACCGTACCCATGCGGGTAAAACGAGACCACGTACCCTATGATGTGTGGGAGAAACAGGGGTTTATTCAAACCACGGAAGGGAACGTGGTGCATTACGGTTTTATTGAAAAATTTATTGAACGGCTGGGCGAACGGTATAACATACGGGAAATCGCCTTTGACCGTTGGGGAGCCGTACAAATGGTGCAGAACTTGGAGGGAATGGGTTTTACGGTTGTTCCCTTCGGCCAAGGCTTTAAGGATATGAGTCCGCCGACGAAAGAACTGATGAAACTTACATTGGAAGAAAAAATCGCTCACGGCGGGCATCCCGTACTGCGATGGAATATGGATAACATTTTTATTCGTACGGATCCGTCGGGAAACATTAAAGCGGACAAAGAAAAATCTACCGAAAAGATTGATGGTGCTATCGCTACAATTATGGCACTGGATCGAGCCATTCGGTGCGGAAACGATAATAATGCTTCGGTATATGATGAGCGAGGAATTTTGTTTATATAAAAGGAGAGGAGATATGGTATCTATATTTAGGTGGTTAACGAGGGATAAACCGAAGAATATCATGGAAGGAAGTCCGTTCAGACCGGTGTACGGGGGAAGCCCTGCGGGAAAAATAGTTACCGAACGGAGTGCTATGCAGCTTACGGCGGTGTATGCTTGTATACGTATTTTAGCAGAGTCTATTGCCGGGTTACCCTTACATGTATATCGGTATACCAAAACAGGGACAAAAGAAAAAGCGGCGGATCATCCGTTGTTTTTTTTATTGCATGATGAACCGAACGAAGAAATGACCAGTTTTGTCTTTAGAGAGACACTCATGACACACATACTGTTATGGGGAAACGCCTATGCCCAGATCATTCGAAACGGAAAAGGAGAGGTACTTTCCTTATATCCGCTTATGGCCAATAAAATGAGAGTGGATCGGGATGAGGCGGGAAAACTGTGGTATGAATATAGCGGCGGCAATATAGGGAAAGGAAATGAGGCGGTACGGTTATCGCCGAAAGAAGTACTGCATATTCCGGGGCTGGGGTTTGACGGACGGGTGGGGTACTCCCCCATTGCTATGGCGAAAAATTCGCTCGGTATCGCTATGGCGTGTGAAGAATACGGCGCAAAATTTTTTGCTAACGGCGCCACACCCGGCGGCGTACTGGAACATCCCGGCATATTAAAATCGCCCGAGCGGGTACGGGAAAGCTGGAATGCCACCTTCGGCGGTAGTGCCAATGCCAATAAAGTGGCGGTTTTGGAAGAAGGAATGAAGTATACACCCGTTTCTATTGCGCCGAACGAGGCACAATTTTTAGAAACGAGAAAATTTCAGCTTAATGAAATAGCGCGTATGTTCAGGATACCGCCACATATGATCGGCGATTTGGAGAAATCCAGTTTTTCCAATATTGAGCAGCAGTCGCTGGAATTTGTAAAGTATACGTTGGGCCCTTGGGTTTCGAGATGGGAGCAATCGTTGGAACGAAGCCTTTTAGCAAGAGAAGAACGGCGAGAATATCGCATTGCCTTTAATGTGGACGGGTTATTGCGAGGGGATTATGAAAGCCGCATGAACGGGTATGCCATCGGAAGACAAAACGGCTGGATGAGTGCCAATGATATCCGTACGCTGGAACATTTGGATCGCATACCGACGGAAGAAGGCGGAGACGAGTACTTGGTAAACGGATCAATGACGCGGTTGGCGCAAGCGGGAATAGCCTATGAATCGCGAAAGGAGGGAAGGTAGTATGAAGAAATTTTGGTATTGGAATACGCATACGGATGAAGAAAGTACACACCGTACGTTATTTTTACAGGGGGTCATTGCGGAAGAATCCTGGTTGGGCGATGAAATTACTCCCAAGATATTTAAAGAAGAGTTGGAAAACGGCACGGGAGATATTACCGTTTGGTTGCACAGTCCGGGCGGTGATTGCATTGCCGCCGCACAAATATATAACATGCTGTTGGATTATAGCGGACAGGTGACCGTGCATATCGACGGGTTGGCCGCCTCGGCGGCTTCGGTCATTGCGATGGCGGGGAGTATCGTACGGATGACTCCCGTTTCCATGCTCATGATCCATAACCCGATGACCATCGCCTCGGGGGATACGGGAGAGATGAAAAAAGCGATCGACCTGTTAACGGAAGTAAAAGAAAGCATTATGAACGCCTATGAACTTAAAACGGGATTGGCGCGTAAAGAAATATCCAAATTGATGGATGAAGAAACCTGGATGAACGCCAAAAAAGCGATATCCCTGGGATTTGCCGATGAACTGGTGTCCCGGAAAGACGCATCGCAACAGGAAGGAGCGGGTACCGATGAAATGATGTATTCCGAAAAACAGGTGCAGCAAATCTTACGAAATAAATTACTACCGCCGTATACGCCTATTCGTACAGGGCGATCGGTGGAAAAACTGCAGAAGGCATTACAAGACCAATATATGGAGGGATAACGATGACAGTACAAGAATTAAGAGAACAACGAATGACCGTGTGGAATCGGGCAAAACAATTTTTAGACACCCACCGCAAAGACGGCGTACTCAGTGCGGAAGATGATGCCGCATACGCAAAGATGGAAAGCGCCTTACAGGAATTGGGAAAAGAGATAAAACGACAAGAAACGCTGGATGCCTATGAACGTGAAATGAAACAAGCTACGACCGAACCGTTAGTCGGGGAAGTGGGAAAACAGGCAGCGGCGGAAAAACGGGGGCGTGCCGGCGAGGCTTATAAAAAGGCGATGCTGGAGGCTATACGGTGTAACTTTAAACGGGTACAGGACGTATTACAGGAAGGCGTGGATGCCGATGGCGGCTATTTGGTACCGGAAGAGTATGATCGGCGGCTTATTGATGTCCTTCAAGAAGAAAACATTATGCGTACGTTAGGTACGGTGATTACAACCGGCGGACAGCATAAAATCAATATTGCGGCCACCAAACCGTCCGCAGCCTGGATTGAAGAAGGGGGAAGTCTTACCTTTACCGATGCCACCTTTGCACAAACCTTGCTGGATGCCCATAAACTTCATGTCGCCATTAAAATCACGGAAGAACTGTTATATGACAGCGCCTTTGATTTGGAAAGCTATATTATAACGGAATTCGGTAAAGCGATCGCCAATGCGGAAGAAGACGCTTTCTTAAACGGCGACGGAAACGGTAAGCCCGTAGGTCTTTTTGATGCCAAGAAAGGCGGTACGGCAGGAAAAAGCGTAGCGGTGATTAAAGCGGACGATATGTTGGCGTTGGTGTATGGCTTAAAACGCCCGTACCGAAAAAAGGCGGCGTTTATTTTACATGATACCGCGTTAGCTTCCTTACGGACGCTTAAAGACAATAACGGAGCATACATGTGGCAGCCCAGCTATCAACAGGGGGAACCGGACTCGTTGTTGGGATATAAGGTATATACCAGTGCGTTTGCACCGAAAAATGCGATCGCTTTCGGCGATTACAGCTATTATAATATCGGGGATCGAGGCGTACGCAGTTTTCAGGAATTACGGGAGTTGTTTGCCGGTAACGGGATGATTGCTTATGTTGCCAAAGAACGGGTGGACGGAAAACTTGTTTTACCGGAGGCCGTACAGATTTTAACCACGGGTACCGGCAGCACTACAGGTAAATAAAAGTGAGGGGTATACATGATTCAATTGTCGGACATGAAAACCTATCTGCGGGTAGACGGAGAGCAGGATGATATCGTACTGCAGCATCTTATGGAAACCGCACAGGCATTATGTCGGGACATACTGCGTACAAGTAACCCGGAATCATCCCGGATGCTGGATATGGCGATGATGTATGCCACGGCCTATTTATATGAACATCGGGATGAAGCCGATCATGAAGCGTTGATTATAACGTTGCGGGCGTTACTTTCAGGAGAAAGGGACGTAGGATTTTAAGAAACGGGGTGAGCGGAGTAAAGACACGAATTGCTTGTCAGGAGTTTAGAGAAAGGCTGCAATTGTATACGCGTATTCTGCAAGATGACGGGCAGGGCGGACAGGAAACGATAGACAATCGTTGCATAGGAGAAGTATGGGGGTATGTACATCGTCCGCATTTTACCGTACTGGATACGGGCACGGGAGAAGGACAAGTCATTACCCAAGGATTTACCATAAGAGATACACCGGTCGTACAGGTACCGGTGTATTTTCTTATCTATCGTACGCAGGCCTATGAAGTGCTGCACATGGATCAAAGTCAAAAAGGGTACATTACCTTCACTACCAAGGCGGTGATTCGTTATCGCTAAAGGGAAAAACCTGTTGGTCATACATATCAGTGACACTTCGTATCAGGCTGTAAAGAACCTCAATCGTTATGAAGAACGAACCCGTCAACAGATTGCCGGGGCGATACAACGAAGTACGCGGGAACTGTATACTTTGGCGGTGCAACTGGCACCTTATCGTACGGGGGAGTTAAAAAAGTCATTGCAGTATCACGTTACGCAGCAGAGCGGTAGGGTGTATACCTACAATCCGGTGGCAAGATTTATGGAATATGGCACTAAAGGAGCGGTGATTACGCCGATTAAGCGAAAAGCGCTGCAAGCGGGTGCAAACGGTTGGTATATGAGTAAATCCGTGGTACCGCCTATTGCGGCAAGACCGTTTATGCAGCCGGCCATGCGGATTGTACAACCGAAAGCGGATAGGCGGATAAAGGAGGCGATATATTTTGGAACCACGTAGTATCCCCTTAAATGAAATACAACGCGCGTTATATGAACTATTGTCACACGGACTGGTGGGAATACCCGTATACGACCGCATTCCCGGCGGGAAAGAAAAAATGCCGTATATATGGTTGGGGGACTTTTCAGGCGAACCGGTCACGGATACGAAAGGGATGTTGCTGCATCGCGTACGTCAAGTCCTCGATGTATGGTCCGATCAACCGGGAAAGAAAGAAATCAGCAGGATACTGGGGGAAATTGTATATCTCACTACGCACGGAAGACTCCCGTTACAGGGATATACGCAGATTGGCAATACCCGGATTGCTTCTTATGAAACCATGCCGGAAGTTTATCCGAACGGAACGGGAGCCTATCACGGGAGATTGGTTATGGAATATATGGTAACAGAGGAGGAAAACAGATGATAAATAAACAATATTTACAAACGATGCCGGTTATGCCGGCAGATTCACTTGCCGTACCGGGAAAAGATACGCTGCTATATATTAAAGTGGGTGAAGATGTCTGGGCCTTAGTGGGAGGGCAAAAAAACACTCCGATTACACAAAAAGCGGAAAGCCTGGACGGAACGGATAAAACATCCGGCGGATGGGCGAAAGGGTTACCCGGAATGAAATCCTGGTCGATTGAATTTGACGGCCTGTTGGTTTTGCAAGACATGGGACTGCAAGCGGTACGGAAAGGATATAGAGAAGGCAAACAAGTATATATCCGACTGGAATATGCAACCGGCGCTTATCAGCAAGGATGGGCAAGCGTGACGGAGTTTTCCGACTCCAATGCTTCCAATGAATTGCAGACGGTAAAAATATCCTTTACCGGATACGGTCCGATTTCGGATATTATTGAACCCGAGGCGGCTACGATCACCAATACGACGACAGCCGCCGTTGTGCAGGGTGATACGATTTTTAAGGTTACGCCCGCAGACAGCACCATACGGGTTATTGAAGATACGCAAACGGGGAGATTACTGATTCCTTTTGTCGACTATACGCTAAAAAAAGGAATCCTGGCATTCTCGAAAGCGTATGTACAGGGAAAAGGGCATACCGTATGTGTACGATTTGCCACCACGACATATGAATTGACCATTACCGGAGCATAGGAGGAAAGCATATGAAACACAGCAGCACCATTCACGTAGGCGATAAGACTTATGAACTATATTATACTTTGGGAGATATGAGGCGAGTGGAAAAGGAGCTGGGGCGATCGTTACTGTCCATCGTCCTTGCCGGCTATGACGCAGTAGCCTTGGCCAATATTGATTTTATTATGGCGTCCTTGCGATATGGGTTACATGGAAATCATACGCCGACGGAAGAGGGCGAATTATACGACTTTATAGATACATGGTGTGAAACGGAAACCTTGGATACGATAAGCGCAATGCTTATTAAAGCCTATTTAGATAGCGGTTTTTTTATCCCAAGGAACGGGGAAACGAAAGCAACGACGCCCAAGAAAGCGTCCCCGTCACCGGCATAGAAGAATGGATCCGGGCGGTTGAACCGATTGCTTACGGCATGCTTTCATTAACGCCGCAAGCCTTAGAGGAACTGCAACCGCATGAAGTATATGCCATGATCGATGCCTTTAGGTATCGTGAACGTCGGCAGGATCGGAAATGGGCGTATTATATAACGATATTATTAAGCGCACAAGGGGGAAAAGAATTCTCATTTAAAGACGTATATGAGGAGATTTATCACGGATTACATCCGCATCGCATACCGACGAAATAAGAAGAAACAACAGATTTTTTAACACAATTTAACTTTAAAGGGAAGGGAACGTATGGGACGAACGGTTACGGAATTGGAAGTCAAAATCGGAGCCGACAGTAAAGGGCTGCAACAGGAATTAAAAAAGACCGAAGGCTATATAAATAGGGGATTTTCGCCGCGTCCCATAACGGCCTTTACCGATGCCGTCGGAGCGGCGGACGGTAAGTTGTCCATGCTTATGGGAAGCCTGGGAAAACTTACGGCTGTAACGGCGGGATGCTTCGGACTCACCTCGATGGTACAAGGCGCATTGACGGCGGGCAATGCTGTTTATGAACTTACGCAAAAATATCGCATGAATACGGAAGAAGCCGTTAAAATGAGTCGGATACTAACCCTTACCGGAGGCGATGTCGAGCAAGCGGCTAAGGCGATTATGCGTATGGATAAAGTCCTTATGGAGAACAGTACGGCGGGAGCGCAGTCTCGGGCGGTATTAGCTGCATACGGTGTAGCTATGACCGATTCAACGGGACGATTATTACCGCTGAATGTACAACTGGAAAGGTTGGCTAAAGGTTATCGCTCGGCCCAAGCGGAAGGCAGAGGGCAAGAATATATCCTGCGAACACTGGGCGTGCGAGGGATGGCGTTAACCAAGACGCTCCTGGAATATGACGAGGCGGCCAAACGAACGGCGGGGATTAAGGGGATCGGGATAGATCCCAAGGAAATGCATGACGTATTACAAGATATCAAGGTCATGAAGATACAACTTCAACAATTGGAACTTACTGCAGGATCCGCGTTGGCTCCTTTGGTAGGCGGTATATCTCACGACCTTCTGCCGCTTTTACAAGGTACGGCAGCGTGGCTGGGGAAACATAAAGCACTCGTAGGGAGTATTACCGTATCGGCAGTACGACTTATTGCGGCCTATGAAGCATTGAAAGCGGTACGTAGAGCGGCAATGACCGTTCAAGACATTTATCAACGAATAAAACCGTCGTCGACTATCCGTATGACCGAAACGGGGGCATTGACCCGCTCCCAAGAAATGCAAATCAGACGATCCGTCGCCGCCAGCAATGCCCGATATGCCCAGCAGCGTCGGGAGGCGTTGGCAACGGCACGAACCGAGGAAATGTCGGCGGCCGAGTCTGAAAAATTCGTAACCGAAACGTTTACCCGTATCGGGCTTGCAGCGGAACGATCGGCATTTGCCATACGTACACGGATGACGGCGGCTTTTCGGGAAGTTAATGCAGCTGCTGTTGAAAATAGCGAAGTGGTGACGGCGGCGGGTGTTCGCAGTGCCGAATCGGAAGTGGCTGCAGGGCGTGCCGCACAGACCGCAGCTATCATTAAGAGTCGTGCGGCAACCCGGAGCATTGCTGCAAGTACGGCGGCGGCTGAGGCTAATCTCCGTACGGCGGCCACCGAAACGGCGATAGGTCGGGCAAGTCTTGCGGCAAGTGAACAGGTTGTCGTCGGTAAACGAGCCGGTACGGCGGCCTCACTACAGGAAGCAAGAGCCGTTGCCATGACCGGTGTTGCTTACACGGCAACCGGCGCTAAAGCGGTATCGGCCGGTACGGTGTCTATGGGGGTATTGGCACGTACGGGCGGTATGGTTCGAAATCTAACCGGTATGGTATGGGCTTTGGCAGGAGGTTGGATGGGCGTTGCCGCGGCAGCGGTGGCGGCTGGTGCGTATATATATTCGGCATATAAAAAAGATCAGGCCTATCGGGGGGCTCATACGTATAGCGTAAAAGGTGCAGATGGCCGAAATCACCGCATGACGGTGGGCGAAGACGGTACGGTCTTACGAGCTAACGACGATAAAGCATACGCACGTAAATATAAAGTTGGTCATGTGAGCGTGTATAAGCCTGTTGATGATACGGCTATTCGAAATGCGAAAAAGGCGCATGCTGCCGCATTGGCAAAGGTAAAGGCGGACGAAGACCGCAGTATGCACGTTGATCTTGAACGGCAAATGGCGGATCTTACACGCCTATCGGCAGGTAAGCAACCGGGGATGAAAAACGTCGGAGCACATAAAGCGGCCTTGCAACCTAAAGATACATCAATTGCGGCACAAGTGTATCAGATACTGATAAAATCGGGCATAGACAGTCGTTATGCCATAGGTCTGATCGGTTCCTATATGACGGAATCAGGAGGTAATACGGAACAATTACGTGCAGACGCGGTTAATCCCAAAAGCGGGGCATACGGTATCGGTCAATGGTTAGGAATACGTAAGCGCGGCTTGGCGGCGTTTGCCAAATCGCAGGGGTTATCTATGGCGGATTATCGTACGCAAGCACTATATCAAGTACATGAACTGACAACGGACGGATACGAACGAGAGCAGTACCGTAAAGCGTTGGCGAGAATACGAGCACAAGGTATTACCGATCCGGGAGCGCTTGCTACTATTGCCGATCGGTATACGACACGAAGTGAACAGACTGGGGCGATTCAGATACAAAAAGCTCGTAATGCACGACGGTTTGCCGCAAAGATACAAGGCGGCGTGGGAGCCGGTCCGGAGATGGATTTAGCTACAGATATGGCAGTTCATCAGCAAGAGATAGACCGAGCAAAGATATCGCTTAAAGAATTGGAAGACGAATTACAAGCAGCCGTACAAAAGCATACCGGTACGGCGTATGAAATAGAGATGGGAACCGTAAGCGCAGAAGTTTTGCGTAAAAAAGCGTTGGTAGATAAATTAGGACAGACGGATCCCGGTATAGATACCCGTAAAGCTATGCAGCTACTTACGCAGTATCAACAGGAAGAAACCAAAAAAGTAACTACGGCATGGCGTAAACGGTGGCAGGATTTTAGGATGAATGCAGCTCGGGCGGAAGCCGCTCTTATGGGGAATTATAACACGTTAGCCGAAGCGATGTATCGCGATAAACGGGCAAGACTGGAGGCGGAACGTAAGGAGCAATTACACGCATTATCCCAATATGCCCATGATAAGGAAGCCGAGCTTGCTGTTGATAAGACATACACGGTAAAAGCCTTAACCCTTCTACGGGAATTGGATGATGCAAAACGGGACAGCTATAAGCAAGAATTGGATTTTGCTATTGGTAGGCGGGACAGAAAACGAGTAGACAGCCTACTGCACAGCAAGCGTCGTGAACAGTATGAGGCGTGGCAAGATAGAGGAAAAGCCATACAGACGTACGTGAAATTATGCCGGGAAAGTGCCGGGACGACACAGGGACTGATGGCGGATATTGCCGCCCGGTTTAGCGAATCCTTAGCCGATAGTTTCGGAAAACTGGGAACGGAAATACATAGTACCGAAGAATTGGTATCCCAAGTAGGAAAAACGATGATACGGACGGTCATGCAAATCATGGCAAAAATCGTAGCGGCAAAAGCGGCAATCGCCATCTTTGGGAATATGCCGGGGCTAAGACAGGAACCATCGCCTGTCTATCGTATGCAAGAGTATCTGCCGGGAGGCATCGGCACAGGATTATTGCATAGTCGTATTCCTAAATTTGCAACCGGTGGCATTGTAACGGCTCCGACCGTAGGGGTCATTGGAGAAGGGCATCATAACGAGGCCATATTACCGCTTAATGCACAGACGTTTGCCTCCATCGGAGCCGGCATTATACGTAACATGACGGGGCCTACGCAAGTTATGCAGCCCGTTATTCAGATTATTAATAAAAGCGGCGTGCCCGCTACGGTGACCCATACCGATATGGATGCCAAAATGGGCGCGGCTATATACACCATTGTCATGGATAAATTGATGGCAAATAAGGACGGTGCGTTAGACGCATTACGTCAACAAGTAGGAGGGTAACATGTTAGCATTTCCAATCAACATACCGCCGCCATTGGTGCCTTATGCAACCGGTGGCGGTGATTCGTATAAACTGTCCGTTAAGGATAGCACCATTACAGCGACAACGGAAGGCGGATATAAGATTACGCGACCTCGTAATACCCGGCGTATACGTACCTGGACGTATACCTGGGGATTTTTATCGGATGAAGATTTTGCTTCTTTAGAGCGATTTTATATGAAAGTAGGGCAGCATGAAATATTTTCCTTTACGCATCCCGGTAGCGGAGAAATAACGCATGTACGTATGGTAGGGGATTTTACATCGCAATGTCTTTATCCGAGCGGGTGGCAAGTCACCCTTTGTTTTGAGGAGGTGTAAGAGATGGAGCACGTATCATCCGCGGCGTCGGGACTTCTTACGGGGACAACCTTAGGGTATGCATCCCCATTTTTGACATTTGTTGAACTTACGCATACCAAATTGGAGGAGGTATTGCGAATCGTACAAAATAATGAAAACCTTGCATGGCGGGGAGCCTGGTGGCGTGCCTATCCGTTTCAAGTAAGTGAATTGACGACATCGGGAGCGGAAGCACCTACCTGCACTTTATCTATTAGTAATATCAAAGGATTACTACAAGGCTTTTTACAGCAGTATGACGGACTTACCGACGCCGCCGTCGTCATTTATGTAACCAATGCGGCGTTGTTAAATAGCCCGGAGCCGATATTGGAGTATAGATATACGGTGGCCGAAACATCGTATACCAATCAATGGATTTCCTTTCGTCTGGCACCCGGGCCTGAGGATACGAACCGTTTTCCCGCGCAGACTTACGCCTCAAACTTTTGCCCGTACCGGTATGGATCGGTACGATGTGGAGCCGATCCGAAGGAAACCCCTTGTCGTAACACGGCAAGTACCTGTAAAATCCCTAACAGATTTGGCGGGGAAGAAGGCATGAGCAGTGTATGATAGGGGAGACACTTATCGGCACGCCCTATCTGCCGGGCGGTCGTAATCCTGAAGAAGGGTTGGATTGTTACGGTTTAGTAGTAACGATATATGCCATGCGAGGGTATCACGTGCCGGATATATTGGAGGAGCTTGTAGAGGGGGTATGGACAGCGGTAGCGGTACCGGAAACGTATGATTTGATACAGGTAGGAACGGCGCATTGCGGCTTATATATATATCCGGGAAAACTGCTACATACAACCGTTCATACGGGTGCGGTGCTCAGTCCCCTTACCCCTTATGCACCGATGATTACCGGTTATTATCACTATATAGGGAGGAACACATGACAAAGGATATCGTATTAGTTGGCGTTACGGTCGTATATATAGATAACATACTGCGACCGTTTCAGCGGCGTATAAGCAATCAACCTGTTACCCGCGGTACGGTGTACGATTATATAGAGGAAGAACTGACAGGGAAAATGGTATATCTGAACGGATTGCCATGTACGGAGCCGATGTCCATATATCCGAAGGCGGGAGATATTGTAGCCGTAACACCTTATGTAGCAGGATTTTTAGGGAATCTGCTGGGATTTGTTGCCTCCATAGCCCTTGGCGGATTGGTTGGCGGACTTGTCCGGGGACTGGCTTGGGGAGGAATCGTCGGAACGATTGGTAAAAGCCTGGTATATGGGGCGTTAATGTATGTAGGCGGTAAAGTGATTAACAGTGTATTTAAACTCAACCAGCCTTCTAAAGACCGTCATATAGAAAGCAGTTACGGATGGGAGCTGCCTCGTTTATGTAGCACCGAAGGCATGCCGATTGGTGAAACGTATGGCGAATGCATACCGACACCGCAGCTTTTGATGAGTCATGTGGATACGGTACATGAAGGTAATAAGGATGTACAGTATCTTAATCTATTACTCTGTGGCGGGTGGGGAATCGTTGATGATATATATCGCATACGGATCGGGTATACTCCTATTGAGCATTTTAAAGACGTACAAATTGAAACCAGACCGGGGCAAAACGATCAAAAGCCCATTTCTTTTTTTCCCGATACCGTGCAAGATACACGAGTGGATTTGGAAATGGACACGGGAACGTCGCTGGTACGCAGTACAGATAGCCATAAAGCGGAGCGGATAGATATTACCGTGGAAGCACCGCAGGGAATATACCACATGGAGAACAATGGCGATTTATCTGCTTGCAGCGTAACCTTTTATGCCTCTTACCGACGGATAGAAACAGACGGAACCGCAACCGGAACGTGGATACAGGGAGGCGCATGGAGTATAGGCGGTAACAGCACGAGTGCTGTACGACAAACGTATACCGTCGCTGATAAACTTCCTCCGGGAAGGTATGCTGTAAAACTTACTACGACCGCACGCAGCCATTCCACCCGAGACAGCACCTATGTAACATGGTCTATGCTTACGGCGTATCAGTATGACGGAGCAAAAGTACATCCCGGTAAAGTCCTTGTAGGATTACGCATTAAAGCAACGGGGCAGTTATCGGGAGGATTGCCTGATGTAAACTGGAAACAACGAAGGATGTTGGTTTGGGTATACGATTGGGATAAAAAGCAATATGTACAAAAGAGTGCGCGAAATCCGGTATGGGCCGCCTATGATATTTTGCATCACTGTCGACGATTAAAGGACATACGGACAGGTAAACTCGTATATGTGGTAGAAGGGTGCAGGAAAGAATGCTTTTCACAATATTGGGCACAATGGGTATGTGCCGCAAACTATGCCGATGAGCGAGTATCGGACGGCAAGGGAGGGACAGAGGCTAGGTTTTCCTTTGACGCCTATTTTAACGGCACCGGTACGAGATGGGACGCTGCAAGTAAAGCCGCAGCAACAGCACATGCCGCACTGCTTCGCTATGGAACACAATATGGGATTACGGTAGATAGACCGGGGGTTATGTGCCAAATCTTTGGAGAAGGACAAATTCTTAAAGACAGTTTCTCAGGTAGTTTTGCAAGTGCCAAAGAACGGGCACGAGCGGTAGAGATAACCTATACGGATCGGCAAAACGATTATAAAAATACGCTCATTAAGTTATATAGCCCCGCGTATGCTACGGATTTAAGTTTACCCGATAATACGGCGAAAGTAACGTTGTTCGGCGTATCCGGTCGCAGTCAAGCATACCGTGAGGGGATGTATTATTTAGCTACGAATGAACGCCAACGGCAGAGCGTATCGTTTGAAGTCGATGTGGCGGGACTTGCCTGTCAATACGGAGATATCATCGGAGTAAGTCATACGGCGGCGCAATTAGGTGCGGCAAGTGGGAGAGTCGTAAAAGCCGCTACCGATGAGATACGGTTAGATAAAGAGGTACCGAACGTACAAGACCGATACTATACACTTACGGTTATACACGGTACGGACGGCGGGCTTGTTACACGCAAGGTAAAAGCGGATTTAACGGGAGCCTGGATACCTACGCCCGCGTATACGGAAGCGGATATGCCGTCACCCTATGACAGCTACATTTTATCGGAGTCTTCACAAGAGATTAAGCCCTATCGTATTACGAAGATTACACAAAGTGGTGAACATGCTATCACCCTTACGGCGATAGAATATGACGCAAGCATATATGACACCGATTGGTCACGGTATCCTACTATAGCGTATGCTCCCTTACCGCGTACATTACGTGCACCCGGTTTGTTAGAAGCCATCGATGATATGACCGGTGGAGAAAAAAGAAATATCCATATAAGTTGGTCCATGCCGAAAGGAACACTTGCGGCAGAGCAGTATGTCGTATATTATCGGCGAGGACAAGATACGACATGGCACTATTATGCAACCACGCCGGAAATGTGGATTACCCTTAAAGGGCTGGTTCCTTTTACGCAATACTATATACGGGTTTGCGCAATGGCGGATGGATTTACGAGTGACTATGCACAATGCAGTGTGGTAACAAAAGAGAAAAAAGAGAACATCGAAACTGTAGCCATTCATGACGTTAAGCCGGCCGTACTGGCTCGTCGCGGCCCACGTGGACGTATTCATTTTGACCTTCATGTATGCTGGCAACCTACTACCGTTTCCGGGGCGGTGTATTATCGCATGACTGCGGGTGAGTGGTTATGTGCCGGAGAGGGCATCGGACAGATGATCATACCTATGGTTACGGTAGGAGCTACTTACGAGATTGCCGTTATTCATCAAGGAAATGTAAAAAAGCCCGATGCCCGGATTACGGTAACGGGAGTACAAGCGGCACCCGGCGCACCGAAGGCGGTAACGACTACCTTTGAGGCGATAGGCGAAACGCCTGTACAAGTAACGAAATGGGAAGCTGCAGACGGAGATATTGATTTTTATGAACTACGAAGCTCCGGTGAACCGGGGGCAAGCGGCTACTGCGGACGAACGACTGATATTTATTTTAAAGATGAAAATATACTTGGAGCGCCGGATGACGGAACGGTATATGTATATGCACACGATATATGGGGCCAATGGAGTGCAGCCGGTAGTGCGTCTTATCATATTATTCGACCGAAGGCACCGATTGTAACGATACGTGAAGAAATAGGAGGGTTACGTATTACGTTGAAACGTGCTGAAGGAGAGCATGCGGTATGTATACGCGGAACCATTAAAATCGATAACAAAAGATATACGGCCGGGTATAAAGAGCTAAGAATAGGCGTGTTTATTCCGCTGCCGCCGAAGGTATATAGCGTGGAGGCGCGGTGGTGGACGTATAATAACGTGGGAGAGCCTAGTGAACCCGTTCTTGCCACGGTACGTAAAACCATTGATCCGGCCCTTATCGGAGAAGAAACCATTACTTTATCGAAAATAGATAAAGCTATGCAAGGTGAAATTGCTAAAGCGACGACAGCCCACCAAGAAGTAACGCGGGTAGTTGGGGACCTGGAAGGATTTAAAAAAGATCAGTACACCGCTATTAGCCAGCTTAAGGACGCTATCGGGCTGAAAGTGTCCCAAAAAGACATTAAGAGCGAGGTCGCATTAGGCTTGCAGGGCGTGACGCTATCGGGGAAGCAGGTACACATCACGGGTGATACGGTGATAGATAAGGATGTTATCACCAAAGGCATGATACAAGCCGGCGCCATCACCGGCGATAAGCTGGACGTAAAAGACTTAAGCAGCATCACGGCCAATATAGGTGTCTTACGTACTAAATCAACGGGGGCAAGAATGGAAATACGGGATAACTGCATTTTAATATATGATGAACAAAACAGATTACGTGTACAGATTGGACTGTACGACGAAGAAAGGAGATGACTGTATGACCAAAGCCGGCCTACTGTTATTTGATAAAGATGGGGCTGTCAATTTTGATGCTTCAACTAGGCTCTGTCGGTTTATAGACTGCTTTGCTATGTATCCGGGGCAAATCCCCGTTAGTTTTTACGGTGCGGACCTTTTACGTTACTATCGCGATCAAGACAAAGTAAAAAGACGGTGCGAGGAGGAGTCGCAAAAATTATATGGGCTACCTTATGATTCTCTCGTCGGGCCAATGTGGTGGAAAATAACTCAACAAATTGTGGATGAATTGATGAAATCCGATGTCATCCCTTGGGGAGAAAAGGGCGGCGGATGTATAGATTTTAAAAATCAATTATTACCTGGAGAAAAGCTTTTTGCTTCCTCGTCCGGACCGAATTTTACCTTTAAAATCGAAGGAACCGCAATTCGGTACTACTTTGATAACATAATAACGTTTTCTTGGGAAATGCCTATGTATCATTTCTTGGATGAACACGATAAAGCAAATATATACGGTTATTTACGTGTGGGGGCGTACTAGATGGAATTATTTAAGTTACTAAATGATGGTACACAAACGATAGATGATAATTTTGATACATACAATTTGCTAAAAATCCACCCATGGGAAATAATAAATCCAAGCATCTTAACCCAGTGGAAGGCCTGGGGATTTTTTCCGCCTATGATGGGAACTATTAATATGCTCAGGCTAAGAAATGGGCCGGCCGGCACTTTCGCGGAATTACGTATCGTGCACGAACCGTGGTATCAGATAGCTCTGAGAGTACCGGATAATTACCTGATTTGCAGCGCAAAGAGCTCATTTGATGTCATACATCAGTTTGGGATCGTCCCTACGGGAAGATTGCAGTCGTCCACCCCAAATCGAATTTTACCGTATACTTCACTCATACTGAAGCCACAGGATAAGCATGATATCACGGCTGAGGAAGTAGAAAAACTGCGGAAAGAAATTGAAATATACGTTTTTTCCACACCGGCGCTTGCTAGATCGACACAAAAAGGTAATTTTGCTATGCAAAAAGCATCTCGGGTAGAGTCTTATGCTATTAATATTGAATGGCCCAGCTTTCTGCAGAAGTACCCCTCCGGAAAAGTAGATTTATGCCAAATCGTTCCATTCTCAAGGCGATATACCGGACTGGGAAGACCGGCAATGCTGCAGTACTATCCAGGCAGACGATTTGCTTACCTAGGCATTCAAATTAATGCCATTTATGATACCAACTATATGCACCATCCGTATAGCAGTTATAACCGGGGACGGGAAGATATTTCGTCTTACGCCAGACGACTACTTGACCCTAAAGGTGGCGGAGACTGGAAGTATTCCGACGCTACATCAACCGATTATATGCGTCCGATGGGCCTGGATGAGCATTCGCTTCCGCCCAAAAACGATACGGCTTACGGATCGGAAGTCTTTGCTATGCAAGACGAAAAATACATCGTGCAGCTAAAAGGTTGGAATGAGGGGTCACTACCGTACGAAAAATCCGTAGATATAGCCGAAGAAGTGAAAAAGCACCTGGATAAATTCACGCCAACGCTCAAAGAAGCGGGTGATAGCTATATTTTAGAAGCTTACCATCGTATAGTGACAGAGCATCTGCCGGAAACCATTTACGATAGTCGCAGATATCCTTTGCGCGTACTGGGGATGCTACGGGCGGACATATCGACCGAAGAAGTGCCCGGCATTAAAGACAATCAAATAGATTTTGCATCAAATACTCGGAGAAGAAAAATAGCAGTTATAATTAGTAAGCTTATGAGTGTCACGGATTATTTGCATTTTGGCGATGGGGAAGGCAATCATCAGGCGTGGGAATTTGAACAGAGCATTATATTTAAAGCCGGAATACCCGGGATATATAGTACCGCCCATGCAACTAGCCTAATTTCCCCGTATGGGGGGCTTACCGGCGAAACCGGAACGAGGGTTTTGCTGGTAGATGTTACCAATATGCCTGCCACTATTGTCCCTCTGCACAAGAGCGCGAAGGATATGGCGGAATCGGAAGTTTGGGTAGACGAGGCAACAGCGGCAACAAAGAAGTTCTATGCCGAGGGAGCAGTACAAGGGGCCGCTTATTTATAAAAGCTTTATGGGATTTGACGCATATTTTTTTATGCTTAAAAAGGAGTGGGTATAATGAATATTTTAGAGCTTATCAGTACGGCATGTGTAGTAAGTGGGGTCTTGGGGGTAGTGTTCCGATACGCCGTATTAAATCCTTTGTACATGGCAATCCAAGCTTTACAGGATGCCGTGAAAGAACTGAAAGTGCAGATACGGGAGATGGACGGACAGCGGCAAGCACTAACAGAGCGGATTGCCAAAACAGAATCGAGCGTAAAATCGGCACATAAGCGGATTGATGATCTGCAAAAGGAGTTGAATCATGAAGGATAAAGTGCAGCAGTTCGGGAAGTGGGCGGAAGAACACTGGCTGGCACTGGTAATTATCATGGTTACAGGAATGATGGCTTTTTTGGTGCTGGTACTTGTGTCGTGGCTAATCGGGTACTGGGCAAATGCGCTTTATCATATGTCCTTTGAGCTTGAAAGCTGCTGGAGCGGGGTAGCTACTGTCGGCACGGGACTGGGCAGTGTAGCGGCTCTTGCGACAACGGCATGGGCAAAGTACCATACGGACAGTAAGTATAACAGTCAAGAGGGGGAACCCCCGTTAAGAGACGATGATATTGGATAAAGGAGGTAGAGGATGTTAGGAGATTTAAGCGCGAGATACGAAAGCAACGGGAATTGCGGTTGTATATCGAATAATCCCGGAGATGCCGGCGAAAAAAGCTACGGCATGTATCAATTTGCAAGTAAACCGGGAACTTTGCAGGATTATTGTATGTGGCTGATTCAAAGAGGATACTGGTTCGGGAAAGAATTAAGGAAATATCAGTTATGTTCCAAAGAGTTTGATGCTGCTTGGAAGTGGTTGGCACAAACAAATATGAAAGATTTTGCAATATCGCAACACGAGTATATAAAGTCTAAATTTTACGATATAGCGGTAAAATCGCTGGTTATAAATAACTTCCATATAGAAAAACATGCGGAAATTCTAAAAGATGTAGTATGGAGCCGTGCCGTACAGTACGGTCCGTATCGTATAAGTAAAATGTTTTTAGAGGCTTGCAAGTATATGGGGTATCCGAATTTAAGCTATATAGACGATAGAAAATTTGATAAAGATTTAATTAAAGCTATTTACTTGCAAGTTTGCTCTTCTTATGAATGGAACCGCGGAGTTTACAGAGAAAGTTTAAATCAGCGTTTTAAAGCGGAATGTCAAGACGCATTGGGGAGGTTAGTATGAATGACTATAAAAAAAGGATCTATAGTATTATTGGCGGCATCGTTCTTGTTTTTTGTGCCTTGTATATCGCAAGCGGCTACTTCCAACCTGATACTGTCAAAGACACAATACGAAGCATTACAACAAATGATCAAAGAGCAAGACAGAACATTAGCACAGCTCGATCTCAACTTAGAAACGCTACAAAACACATCGACAATGCAGAAAAAAGAATTGATTGCGGCCAACAAAGACTTGGAAAAGTCCAAAGAGGAACTGAAGATAACGAAAGAAAAATTAAACAAAGCAAAGATCTCGTTAGAACAGGCAGACAAAATGTTACAAGAGAACGAAAAATCCTTGAAGAAGTTAAACGAGGAAATTAAAGCGGAAAAACATAAAAGGAAAGTGGCTAAAAGACAGCGAAATATGTATGCCGTATTGGCACTTGTGTTGACGGGCGGGGTGCTTTTAAAATGACTTTTTAAGGCAGGTTAAAAATAGACAGGTATTCATTGCCGGGGAGGTATAAACCCGAGGATTGTTGCGGTATAGAGCAGTCCTCGGGATTTTTTTTTATTTTTTTTTAGAAAAAACGTCAGATTTGCCCCTTTCCCACGGCTACTGTATAGAAGGGCATTGAAGTCCTTTGAGAAAGGAGGGTGCATATGAAACAAAAAATGATTATAAGTGTTTCAAAAAAGCCGAAGGATGACGGGACAGTAAGTTGTAAATCTATTGGAATAAGAGAAAAAATTATACGCTTCTTCCTGGGAAAGAAAGTAGACATTATGGTGTTTATCCCCGGCAATCGAATGGATGAAATCGTGGTTCAAAACAAGAAAGGAGAATAAGAATGAATAAAAACACGGTACAAAAGATAATCGGCGATTTGGAATCCCTGATTGGTCACCTGAAAGAGTTTACAGATGACACAACACGGAAGCCGTCATCAAAACCGGTGACTGAAACGAAAAAGGTAAGCCTTGAAGAAGTAAGAGCCTGCCTTGCCGTATTGAGTCGGAACGGTAAAACCGCACAAGTAAAAGCGCTTATTATGAAGTTTGGGGCAAATAAACTTTCGGAGGTTGAGGAAAGTAATTATGCCGATCTTCTTAAAGCGGCGGAGGAACTGAAACGTGCCTGATCATGCTTTACTTTCCCCGTCCTCCGCGCACCGATGGCTTCAATGTACGCCCAGCGCGGTTTTGGAAGAATCATTTACAAACCAATCGTCGAGTGCCGCCGAGGAAGGTACAGCGGCACATGCCCTTTGTGAATATAAGATAAAAAAGGCGATCGGTGAAAGATGTACTAAGCCGGTATCGGAGGCGGATACGGTGGAAATGCAAGAATGTAGTGATGCGTATGCGGAATTTGTTCTGGAACGGTATGAGCAGGCAAAAGGGAGGTGTCGGGATCCGCTTTTGCTTATTGAACAGAAGGTGGATTTTTCAGCCTATGTTAAAGACGGTTTCGGCACGGCGGATTGTATTATCGTAAGCGATAATACCCTTCAGATTATAGATTTTAAGTATGGTCAAGGTGTGCTTGTGGATGCCTATGAAAATCCGCAGATGAAATGTTACGCCTTGGGAGCGTTGGAGATGTACAATGCGTTATACGACATAAAGGAGGTGGTGATGACAATTTTTCAGCCGCGAAGAGATAATGTATCCGGGTATACCCTTTCGGTAGCGGAGTTATTGACGTGGGCGGAACGGGTGCTGAAACCGAAAGCGGAACAGGCAATACGCGGTAAAGGCGAATTTGCGGCAGGAGACTGGTGCAGGTTTTGCAGGGCAAAGGCCGTATGCAGAAAACGTGCGGAAGAAAATATGCGCCTTGCGGAACTTGAGTTTAAACCGCCTTCTCTTCTTACTGATCGTGAGATAGAAGACGTTCTTAAGACGTTACCGATGCTTACGAAATGGGCGGAAGATGTGTTTTCCTATGCTGCGGAGGCGGCTATTCATCATGGTAAAGAGTGGCGAGGTTTTAAGGTGGTGGAAGGAAGAAGCATTCGTAAGTATAAAGATGAAACGGCAGTGATTGCACAAGCACAATCCCACGGCTACACGGATATTTTTCAAACGCGTCTTATTTCGATGACGGCCATGCAAAAGCTGATGGGAAAGAAGAAATTTGAAGAAATACTGGGCGGACTGATTAGTAAATCGCCCGGAAAACTAACACTTGTGCCGGAAACGGACAAACGAATACAAGTCAATAGGTTATCGGTAAATAACGAATTTAAACAGGAGGAAATATAATATGACAAAAGCAAACAATACCAAGGTAATTACAGGTAAAAACACGCGGTTATCCTATTTTAACGGTTGGGAACCTAAATCCGTCAATGGAGGGCCCGAAAGATACAGTGTATCGCTTTTAATTCCAAAGGATGATAAAGAAACGTTGGACGCTATTGAAAAAGCGGTGGACGCGGCGATTGCGGAAGGAATAGGAAAATTCGGCGGCAAGAAACCCCATAAAAATATGCTTAAATTACCTTTGCGGGATGGTGATACGGAGCGGGAAGACGAAGCGTATAAAGGGCATTATTTTATTAATGCCAATTCCTTTACGCCACCGCAGATTGTAGATCGGTCGGTAAAGCCTATTATGGATAGAAAGGAAGTGTATTCCGGTTGTTATGCGCGGGTATCGATTTCGTTTTATGCGTTTAACTCCGGCGGAAATAAAGGAATCGCATGCGGATTGGGTAATATACAAAAAATTCGAGATGGCGAACCGTTGGGCGGCAGAGATTCCGCCAATGATGATTTTACAACCGTGGAAGATGATGACTTTTTAGCCTGAGGAACGGATGATGAATACTGTTATTTTCAGTTTTTTCAGCATTTTTGTAGGCGTGCTCTTGGTAGAATTTATTATTAAAACGGGGGTGAATCTTTACATCGATATTAAAAAGCGACTGGGAAGAAATGCACAGTAAGAAAGGAAAGGGAAGAAAAGGTGGCAGGCTTCTGTCACCTTTATCTTTACAGGAGGTATAGATATATGGCAAATATACAGAGCTTATCGTTGGACTTGGAGACTTTTTCTTCCGTAGATTTAAAAAAATGTGGGGTCTATAAATATGCGGAGGCGGATGATTTCGAGATTCTTCTTTTGGCTTACAGTGCGGACGGCAGTGAAGTTAGGGTGGTTGATATTGCACAAGGGGAAAGCGTTCCGCCGGATATTTTAGCGGCGTTAACGGATGAAACCGTGACAAAATGGGCGTTTAATGCACAATTCGAACGTATATGCTTATCTCGGTATTTGCGAGATAAGGGAATTATTGATGCAACGAATGAAATAGGGGAAGAAATGTCGTTTTTACATCCGCGGTCCTGGAAATGCACGATGATTTGGTCTGCTACGTTGGGACTACCTATGTCTTTGGAAGGCGTGGGCTTAATTTTGGGGTTGGATAAACAAAAACTGTCGGAGGGAAAATCTCTTATTAAATATTTTTGTGTGCCTTGTAATCCCACGAAAACAAATGGCGGTAGGACAAGAAATTATTATTATCATGATAAAGAGAAGTGGGAGTTGTTTAAATCTTATAATAAACGGGATGTGGAAGTGGAGCTGGGGATACAGAGAAAGCTTTCCCTATTTCCCGTACCGGAGTTTTTATGGAACGAATTTTATCTTGATCAATCCGTTAATGACAGAGGAATCGCTATAGATCCTCTTTTAGTAGCGGCGGCAATTAAACTGGATCGGGAGGTAAAATCCTATTTGATAAAGGAACTGTCCCGGCTTACGGGTATTCATAATCCGAATTCCGTGCTACAAATGCGGGCGTGGTTAAAGGAACATGGTCTTTCTATGGAGTCTCTTGGTAAAAAAGAAGTAGCTAAAGCGTTGAAGACAGCAGGCAAAGAACTGTCGGAAGTGTTGCTTTTACGGCAGAAACTTGCCAAATCTTCGGTAAAAAAGTATACGGCGATGAAAAATGCGGCTTGTCGTGATAGTAGAGAACGCGGCATGTTTCGTTTTTATGGAGCCGTCCGTACCGGAAGATTTGCAGGAAGACTGGTGCAGTTACAAAATTTGCCGCAGAACCGTTTGCCCGATTTAAAAGAAGCGAGAGACTTGGTTAAGCGAGAAAATTTGGAGGCGTTGGTGATGTTGTATGAAGATATTCCCGATACTTTATCTCAACTTATCCGTACTGCGTTTGTTCCACGCTCGGGGCGTAAGTTTATTGTGGCGGATTTTTCCGCTATTGAAGCCCGCGTATTGGCATGGCTTGCGGGGGAAACTTGGCGGATGAAGGTTTTTGCGGAAGGAAAAGACATTTACTGCTCTTCCGCATCGCGAATGTTCGGTGTACCGGTAGAAAAGCACGGAGTGAACGGGCATTTACGGCAGAAAGGGAAAATAGCGGAACTGGCACTTGGATACGGTGGGGCGGTCGGTGCGCTTAAAGCTATGGGAGCACTTGATATGGGCCTTAATGAGGAGGAATTGCAACCGCTTGTCAATGCCTGGCGAGCCGCCAATCCGCATATCGTTTCTCTATGGCGGGATGTGGATAGAGCGGTAAAACGATGTGTATACGAACGAGGAACGGTTAAAATACATACTCTCGTATTTACCTATAAGAGCGGATTTCTGTTTATAGAACTTCCGTCTAAAAGGCGGTTGGCGTATGTGAAACCAAGAATGGAAATGAATAAATACGGAGGGCGTTCCGTTACCTATGAAGGGGTAGGGGTAATGAAAAAATGGGAGAGGCAGGAAAGCTACGGTCCTAAATTTGTGGAAAATATTACGCAAGGTATCGCCAGGGACATTTTGCTTTATGCGATGCAAACCGTAAGTCGGTATCCGATCGTAGCACATGTGCATGATGAAATTATTATAGAAGCCGATAGGCGGGCGAAGGTACAAACCGTATGCGAGCAGATGGGGAAAACGCCGTCTTGGGCGAAAGGCTTACTTTTGAGGGCGGACGGGTATGAATGCGAATTTTATAAAAAAGATTAA